GACTGGATTCCGATGCCAGGCGGTGCGACCTTGGATGACACCAAGGCTGCGCTCGAGAAGGCGATGACCTGGTGCAACCTGCCGGACTTCCCACTGGCAGCGGAGATCAAGCACGACTACAGGTACACGAAGTGAGCCGGCCGAGGTACTGCGAGCGCTGCGGTACTGAGATCTACGACGGCGACGGCGTGTGCTGGGGATGTTGGAACAATCTCGTCGGAGATGACACCGACGACTGACACCAGATGGCCGGCACTCGGGAGGTCGAGTTCCCGGGTGCCGGCCACCATGAGAAGGAGGAAGCACAACCATGATGACACAGGTAGTGGGCATCGACCCAGGTCTGGTGCACACCGGCGTGGTGTCGCTCGAGTTCGACACCAAGGCAAGGCTGCTGTCGGTCAGCCACCATGTGGTGGATGGACTGGACGCAGAGCAGGTGCGGCAGTGGCTGCAGTTCAACAACCACTGCGACGAGCGTCGCATCTTCATCGAGAAGTACGTGCCTCGCCAGAGTCTGGCGAGCGACGAGCGCATGGTCAAGGGTGAGCAGGAGCTGCGCAACGCACTGCCCGGCTGCACCTTCGTGCGCAACACCGGGTCCAAGCAGGTGGTCCCACCGCAGACGATGGAGGTGCTCAAGGTCTGGTCGTTCCCGACCAGCACGCACCACCAGGATCTGCGGGCCGCGGCTCGCATCGCCCTGTTCGGGATGATGAAGAACAAGGACCTGAACAGGCTGCTGGCTGACCTGTTCCAGAGCTACATCGGAGGTCAGCCGTGGATCATCCAGACTCAGTAGAGCTGTTCGATCACCAGCAGGACTTCCTCGATGAGCTGGTCAAGAGGCCGACACCACAGAGGGAGTGCATCTACTTCAAGACCGGGGCGGGCAAGAGCCTGACTGCCATGCTGGGCATGCACACGTTGGGGTACACCGACGTGCTGGTCATCGCACCACCGGCTACCCATCCACAATGGGTGGCACTGGGGTGGCAGCTCGACATGAAGGTCGAGGTGATGAGCCATGCCAAGTTCCGGATGAAGGACACCAAGCTGTCCCGCACGCAGGCTGTCATCGCCGACGAGTTCCACATGTTCGGCGGGCAGAAGGGGCAAGGCTGGCGCAAGCTGGACACGCTGGCCCAGCACCTGAAGGCACCATTGTTCCTGCTCTCGGCAACTCCGAACTACAACGATGCCGAGCGGTGCTACTGCGTGCAGCACATCCTCGACCCTGACTCCTGTCGGGGTGGGTACCTGCAGTTCCTGTACCAGAACTGCACCACCGAACAGAACCCGTTCGGGATGGAGCCGATCGTCACTGGGTTCCAGAGGTACGACTCGGCAGCCGAGTACCTAGCCAGCCTCGAGGGCGTGTACTACCTGCCCGATGACCTGGTGTACCAGATCCACGACGTGGCCTACGACGAGGAGCTGGACGATGCGCTGGTCACCTACGGGTACAACCGTCGGAACCACAGCATGGTCGCCAGCATCATGGAGGCCAGGCACACGGCGAGGTACCAGGGACTGGTGGCTGAGGATGGCCACCTGCACAAGCATGTGTTCAGCAAGGTGCTGGGCTATGTCCTCAAGTCAGACACACCCGTGCTGATCTACTGCAACCATGCCACGATCGCCGAGGCACTGGCTCGCTCGTTCGACAGGGCGAGGCAGAGGTACGCAGTGGTGACGGGCGACACGCCCAAGCTCACCAAGCACACGATCATCCACGAGTTCCTGGCTGGACATCATGATGTCCTGATCGGGACAGCCACCCTGGCCACCGGCACTGACGGTATGGACAGGGTGTGCAACACGTTGCTGATCCTCGACGACACCGATGACGACGCGCTCCGGCGCCAGCTCATCGGAAGGATCATGCCGCGTGGGGACTTCGTCTCCATCGCGGACAAGCAGGTCATCCGGTTCACTCCCGTCACTCCTTAGCTGTACCGGGGAGGGGCTAGCCACCCGGCTGGCATGGAGAAGGAGGACGAATGTCAACCACGAAGCGAGTCATCGAAGCATTGCGTCAGAGACTGATGAATCCGAATCTCTCGGAGGAGGAGTCCGAAGAAGTAATGCGCAGGATCGACGCTCTCGAAGGACGACCTGAGTAGTACCGGAGTGGCCGGCATGGATCCCATGTCGGCCACTCCGCATATCACCCATCAATGAGAAGGAGAGTCATGCCAACACTGAAGACCAAGCGGGAGTTGAGCATCGAGGCAGTGACACTGGCTCAGAGCTTCAACCTCGTGAGGTACAACCATCTGCTGTACATGCCAGCGGACTTCGAGACGTGGGACTACACGGTCACGCCCGATGCATCACGCATGGTCTGGGTTCCCCTGACACTGCAGGATGTGGAGGACCGCTGTCGCTCCCAGTTCGACACGCTGTTCGACACACCACGACAGCTCGACTCGTTCTACTACATGACGGCACAGGCTGCCTACCAGCACCGTGTGCCTGTCAGTTCCCTGCTGATCCGCACTGACTCAGGGCTCAAGGTCCTGCGCCAGGACGGATCGCTCGACGTGGCGGACGGGGCGTTCATCCCGAACACCCTGATGCCCATGCTCAACGAGGATCCCGATGACAAGCGTCGGGTCTTCGAGGTGATCGTGGACTGGCTGGACTCCGAGGAGGAGGCCATCGCCATGCTGCGGCACTTCGCCACAGCACTGGCTCCCAACTGGTCAGCGGTGAAGTACGTCATGCTGCTGGGCTCAGGGCGCAACGGCAAGTCCGTGATGATGAAGATGCTGCAGGCCATCTTCGGCAGGACCAACTGCTCCAACGTCACACGGCAGGACATCAGCGAGAAGTCACCTGCTGTGCTGGACCTGAACGGCAAGCTGCTGAACCTGGTGTTCGACGGGCAGGCCGTGTACCTGAAGGACTCCGGCATGGAGAAGTCGCTGGTCGCCGGCGAGGAAGTGGGGATCCGCAAGCTCTACACCTCCGAGCTCACACCAGTGCAGACCAACGCCCTGTTCGTCGAGGGCCTGAACAAGGAGCCGAAGTCAGGGGACAAGTCCTCTGCACTGCAGGCTCGGCTGATCAGGTTCTCGTTCCAGAAGACGTACAGGCTGGACCTGGACTTCGAGCAGGAGATGCTGACCGAGCGGATGCTCGGGGCATTGCTGTCCCTGCTCATCGACAACTACGTCAAGAAGTCCGAGATCGCAGTGATGCTGTCTCCCACCAAGAAGGCGGTGGAGATGCAGCTGGACCACATGCTCACCAACTCCATCGCTCTGCAGTTCATCGACCACCTCGAGTCCTCCGGGACGATGGGTGCCGACGAGCTGCTGGGTCAGGAGATGGATGAGATTGCACAGCAGTTCATCTCATGGCGTGTGAAAGAGGGCGACCTGAACCCCTGGTCAGTGCCCGACGTGCACGCACTGTTCAAGCCGGTGGCTGACTTCGAGCGCAAGTCGAAGCGGATCAACGGCAGCCCGCGGAAGGTCTGGGTGTTGCGTGCCTTCACCCACGAAACCATCCAGTACCTGTCAATGCTCAAGGAGGATGACGATGCCACAGCAGTGGTTCACGACTGACACGTACGAGATCGACATCCCCGTGCACCCCAGGATCGAGGCACTGTCCGGCCCGCAGGGCGTGGCCTGTGTCCGAGTGTGGGGTGATGGCACCACCGACAGTGGGTGGGGCCTGCGCAGGGATGACCAGCCGGAGAACTTCGGGTTCATGTACAAGTACAGGACCCGGCGCTTCGACCCCAGCAAGATGATGGTGTCGTACAACGCAGGCAAGCATGCGCTGGCCTACGTGATGCGCTCCACCAAGGTGGTGTGCATCGACATCGACGGCAAGAACGGTGGCCTCACGCATGTCGGCAAGCTCGGCATGCTGCCACTCACCCTGGCTGAGACCAGCAAGAGCGGCGAGGGCTACCACCTGTTCTACTCAGTCAGTGAGGATGAGTGGGACGATGAACGTGGGTTCGCCCAGTTCAGCGATCGGATTGGTATCGAGCAGGGTGTGGACATCAGAGCTACTGGCTGCGTGTACCACTACCCGCAGCAGCGGTGGAACAACCGGCCGCTGGTCGAGTTGCCTCAGCACCTGAAGGACAGGCTGAGCAACCATGCACAGAAGAAGAACGCCGAGGTCATGCAGATCATCAAGCTGCTCAATGACCCTGACATGCAGGAGGAACTGCTCATGAAGAGAGATCAATTGATCCGTGACCTGGCCAATCCGATTCCGGCTGGCCGGCGCAACAACACACTGTTCGCCATCGGATCCAAGATGATGTTGGCAGGCATGACTGACTGGGATGACTTGATCTACCAGCGTGCCTATGCTCTGGGGCTCTCTGCTGGTGAGGCCAAGAAGCTGGTGGCCAACATCTCGAAGTACGGAGGCACACCGTGAGCGCTACAGCAGAGCTGACTCCAGCTCAGGCCAGACCTCGTACGTTCGTGTGGACTGTCCACCTGCTCAACGGTGTGGTGAAGGCAGTCCGTGCCGGAGGCATCGTCGTCACCGACAGCGGTGACCTGCTGTTCTACTCCTCAGGTCGGATCCCGATCCAGGGATGGGCAGCTGGTGAGTGGGTGTCGTTCGTGAAGAACAAGGACATCGACTAGAGAGCAGAGAGTGTCACCCCTACCCGGGGTGGCACTCTCTCTTTTTTGTGGGTTACTGTTCCGTCATGGACATGACGGAAGCATCACCCCTGAGCAAGGCAGAGCAGGAGCTGAAGAAGAGGTTCAAGAAGGAGGAGGCCGACCGGCAGCGTGTGCCATCTGATGCACACGCTGCCCCCGTCTCGGAGCGGATCGACTCCTTGGTGCTTCCGGATGAGATGAGGGCGAGGATGCCCTTCACCAAGGACAAGTACATCGTGCGCGAGAACCCTCATCTCGTGCAGTGGGAGCGGGAGGTGCGCAAGTTCCTGCGCAACCTGTCGCCTGACCACGGGCACCGGGTGTCCGCTGTCATGGTGTATGAGTGGGCGACAGGGATCCGCATCAAGGATGCGATGGCTGCTGCTCCGGAGAAGCTCGAGCCCGGCAAGCAGAACTGGCGCAGCGATCTGCGCAAGATCAACAAGTGCCTCGAGTACTACTTCGGCAAGCCGTACATGACCTACATCATGGGGCACAAGGTGCCCAAGGCGTACCGGGTGAAGCCCGGCTACTACATCCGCAGGCACCGGCCGATGACCCTGACCCTCTACGCCGAGTACGTGGAGGGAGTGCTGTACCCGTGACCCACCATCCGATCAAGGAGGATGCGGAGGGCACCAGGGTCTACAGCAACTACACCAGGTACGACCCGGTGCCTGATGAGCAGCGCAAGTACAAGCGCAGGAAGCCCGCTGTGCCGGGCGCTGTGCGGTGGGGTGGTGTGTGGCTGCTCCCGCTGCCGCTCCTGCCCGGAGACGAACGTGTGTGGCCGGAGACGCGGCCTGACACGGACGCCTACGAGCACATGACCAAGCCTCGGAAGTGTCGCTGCTACGTGTGCCTGCGTCCTGAGTCGGAGAGGTGGAAGGAGCAGTGGCGCAGGGATCAGATGCGGGTGGGCTCGGTCTGACCCACGACCTCCTGGTCGTACACGGCGTTGCCCTCGAGGCGCTGGAACAGCTGCTGGATGGACTTGAGGTCACGGGCCATGATGGCCTGCAGGATCAGCGTGGCAGCCGTGACGTCGAGGATGTCGGGGCTGTTGTTGTACACCGTCTGCACCGTGCCGAAGCGCTGGTGCCACAGCCACAGCAGCCGGGTGTCCAGGCTGGTGCGGTGATCCTCTGGCACCTGCTGCCGGAAGCGGCGGATGGGTACGACCTCACTGCTCACAGTCCGATCTCCCCTCGGGTCAGGTCAGCGAACTCGACCTCGGACACCTTGCCCGTGGCTGGGTGCGAGCCAGTCCTGCGCCGGCCGACCAGCCGGTTGAAGATCATGTTGCGTGCGATGTTGGCTCGGGTCAGGGATCCTCGCTCTGACATCTGCGCACCGTTGGCGATCTCGTACAGGGTGCGGGCCACCAGCTCGTGCGCCTTCACGTCGAGCAGCTCGTCCGTCTTGAGTGTCGGGTTGTCTGCCACATGCTGCAATGCCTGCCGGATGGTGACGATCTTCATGCCCAGACTCCTGCCCAATCTTCCTCGTAGGACATTGAGGTCTGCCGCCTGCCTGAGTCGTCAAAAAATTTTCCGTTGAAGAAGTCCAATTCCTTGACTGCCTGAACGGCATACCTCAATGCGTCCATCATGTGACTGTGCTTGTCATGGAGTGGCTGTTGTGTCCACATCTGGAGCCGAGAGTTGAACTCGTACTTGTAGTTCTCCAGACATTCGAGCAACCACTGACAGTTCCCACTGTGGACGATGGTGTTGTACAGCATCATCCGTGTCTCTTGGATATCCGTGACGATGGTGTAGTCCCCGGCCCTGGAGTTGGGGATCTTCCACACCTTGTTCGACTTGGCGAGGACAGACACGTTGGGGAATCGCTGCCTCATCATGTCAGCTGGCGTGGTGTTGATCGCCCGCTCGTGGTGCTCACCATCCCACGGCAGGATCAGCGAGCCGATCCGGTTGAAGTAGTGCTTCGGCTGCAGGTCGTCGACGTACTCGGGCAGTGCCTTGCCGTGGCCCTCACCGCAGTCGTAGAGGAACAGCCGGCCGTTGATCCACTGGAAGGCGATCCACGACGTGGCGTCCGAGTGCATGCCAGCGGAGCCGATGTCGAACACCACGTACACCGGGTGACCCGGGTTGAGGTTGAACTCCTGGATCCTGCCCTCGGACTCCATCTTCATGTACGCCTCGCCGTACACAGCGGCAGCGTCCATCTCCTCGAAGGAGACGTAGTACTCCTGCTCGAACATGCGGGAGTTGCCGAAGCGCTTGAGGTAGGCGTCTTTGATCCGCTCGAGCTCAGCTTCGGTCAGGACCGGAGGCAGGCCCTCCCGCTTCATCATGGCGTTCAGGTCGTCGATGTCACGGATGATAATCTGTGCCTCGGGATTGGCACGCACCGACTCCATCAGCTGCCAGAGCGGGTTGCGCCGCTTGCCACGCGGAGTGCTCACCACCATCAGGCGCTTGTTCTCAGCCCGGTTCTCGAGGATGGGCATGAGCCGGGGGATCGGATCCTCCCGTGTGAACAGGGCCAGCTCGGTGATCGAGTAGTCCTGGAAGGACGTGCCGACACCGGCCTTGTCCTGTCCGGACTGGAAGTAGCCCTGCAGCTTGAGCCGGCTGTGGTTGGCGAACCGGCCCTCCATCACCGTGTCCTTCCAGTCCACAAGTTCGCCTGGCACGTTGTCCATCAGGCCGCGGATGTAGTCCTTGGTGATCGGGTCGATGTACGTCTTGTCCCAGAGGATGTCGCGGATC